ACCGTTAGGAACGCAATGGCTGAGCTTAGCCTGCGTGGCATCAAAGGCGTTGAGGATTCAATCACTTCACTGCTTGTCAATGGCACGTATAACTTCCGTGAATTTGCCGTTCAAATTCTGGAATACAGCACCCGCATGATTATTCAGCAATTTGTGTTGAAAAGCATCATGAGCGCAATTGGCTTTGGTCCAGCCGCTGCATCTTCTCTTGGCTCACCCCTTGCCAATGTTTCTCAGTTCAATGCCAGCGGCGTTGGATTCAATCCTTTGGCATTCACTGGCGGTTTCGGATTTGCCATGGGCGGCGTTATGACCGGCAGCGGTCCGCTCAAGCTTCGCCGTTATGCAGGCGGTGGTATCGCCTCCAGCCCGCAGCTTGCAATGTTTGGCGAAGGTAGCCGCCCTGAGGCTTACGTGCCTCTGCCCGACGGTCGTACTATCCCGGTCACCATGAAGGGTGGCGGGGTCGGTAATGTTGTGGTGAATGTCGATGCCAATGGCAGCAACGTTGAAGGCAACGGTCAACAGGCCAATGCACTTGGCAAGGCAATCGGCATCGCCGTTCAGCAAGAGCTGATCAAGCAGAAACGTCCTGGAGGCTTGCTCTCGTAATGGCCACTTTCAACGACGCAACTGTTGGCACCAGTACAGGCGGCACCACGCCTGATTTTGGTGCGTCACGTAAAAGCCAACCTGTTGTCCGCAAGGTGCAGTTTGGTGATGGCTATGAGCAACGTCTGACCTATGGGTTGAATCAAAACCCACGCGTTTGGGATTTGACTTGGACAGCCAAGGACAGCACGGATGCCGATGCCATTGAGGCGTTCTTTGATGCACGCGCTGCTGACAACGCCAGCTTTGATTGGACGCCATTGGATGAAGCAACGGCCTACAAGTGGGTTGTAGAGAGTTGGTCGCGTGATCTGCGTTACGCCAACGTGAACACCATCACAGCCACCTTCCGCCAAGTATTTGAACCCTGATGGCGTACTCGGCTTGGGCTAGTTCAACTACTTATGCCGTTGGTGCGATTGTTCGCGCTAGCAGCCTGCAGGCATCCGGCCTCGTCTTCCAGTGCGCCACGGCTGGCACCAGCTCCAGCACTCAACCGGCGTGGCCAACAGACATTGGCAGCACCATTACGGATGGCACGGTTGTCTGGACAGCGATCAGCAGCGTCTACGAGGAGCTGGCCGCACTGGCACCAAGCGCCATCATCGAACTATTCGAAATGACGCTGGACACCACCCTGCACGGCAGCAGTGATACCTACCGCTGGCACAACGGCTGCAACGCCAACGTCAGTGGCAACATCACCTGGAACGGCAACGCTTACGCCCGCCTGCCCGTTAAGGCCGAGGGCTTTGAATACACCAACACCGGCACATTGCCACGCCCCACGCTGACCATCAGCAATCTGGACGGCACGATGACCACACTGCTGTTGCTGGTCAACGCCACCACACCCGGCAACGACCTCGGTGGCGCTACGGTCAAGCGCATCCGCACTCTCAAGAAATACCTAGACGGCGAAACCGCCGCAGATCCCCACGCCAAATTCCCAGATGAGGTCTGGTACGTGGATCGCAAGGCAAGCGAAAACCGCGACTCGGTGAGCTTTGAACTAGCCAGCAAATTTGACCTCGCTGGCGTGATGATTCCCAAGCGCCAAATTATTGCCAACATCTGCCAGTGGAAATACCGCAGCACCGAGTGCGGCTACACCGGCAGCATTTACTTTGACGCCAATGACAACAATGTGGCAACGCTGGCAGCGGATGTATGCGGCAAGCGTATTTCAAGCTGTAATGCCCGCTTTGGGCAGTTTGTCCGTCAGGCATCAATTACTGCTGGCAGCGATCAAATGATTGTTACTGGCGCAACATTTGGCGTTGAAGTTGGCGCCTCAGTAAAGGGCTTTGGCGTACCGAGCGGCACAACCGTATCGGCTGTCAGTGGCACAACCGTGACCATGAGCGCCAATGCCACGGCGACCACATCAATTACAAAAACCGGAACAATTCAAAGCAACCGCATTGATCTGATTGTTAGCAATACAACCGGACTTGCGATTGGCATGAAAGTTAGCGGACCAAATGTGCCGCCGAATGCAACGATCCTTTCAATTTCTGGAACGACGCTAACCCTTGGTCAGCCTTGGGATCTGTGGGATACCTTGACCGCTGTTGGCACTAAATCAGGCAATCTGGTTCCTCAATATACGCGTGTAACTGTATATCGCCGTGTCCTTGTTGGCGCCAATAAAGGTGGACCGCTATATCAAAATGTCCAAGGCTTTGAAACTCGGCTTGAACCGTACACAACCCAGATGAATGTAACCAATGTTTCATCGCTTGCGGTTGGTCAATATGTGACTGGTCCGGGTATTCCCAAAAGCGCCAAGGCTCAAATTTCTTCGATCAGCGGCAATAACGTCTACCTGAACTACTCGGCGCCTAACTCTGGCAGCACCTACAACAACTACGACTTCTACCAAATCCCAACCTTCACTTCGCAAACCTATTCCTTTATTGCCCCTGATCAGTACTACACGTTTAGGGACGTTGCGGTTTTGCCGTTCGGTTCCTTCCCTAGCGCAGGTTTGACCCAATGAAGTTATCCGAAGCCGTACAGACTGCTGCACTGGAACACGCCAAGGCTGAGTTCCCCAAAGAATCCTGCGGATTGGTGGCGGTGGTCAAGGGTCGTAAGCGGTATTTGCCCTGCCGCAACATGGCCGAAACGCCAGACGAACATTTCGTACTGGATCCCGCCGACTACGTTGCCGCCGAAGAACAGGGCGAGATTGTGGCGGTGGTGCATAGCCACCCCAAGACCAACCCTGCACCATCCCAAGCCGACCGCGTTGCCTGCGAAAAGTCCGGCTTGCCGTGGCACATCGTCAATCCCCAGACCGAACAGTGGGGCTATTGCGAGCCAGAAGGCTTTGAACTGCCCTACGTGGGGCGCGAGTTTGTGTTTGGCGTGGTGGACTGCTACACGCTCTGCAGGGACTGGTACAACCGCGAATTTGGGCTGAACCTCCGCGACTACGACCGCCGCGATGAGTTCTGGCTACGAGGTGAGAATTTATACCTAGACAACTTCGCCAATGAAGGCTTTTACCCAATCCCGCTGGATGAGCTGCAATACGGCGACGCCATCCTGATGCAACTGCAGTCGCCCTTGCCCAACCACGCCGCCATCTACCTAGGTGACCAACTGATCATCCACCACGTTCAGAAACGGCTCAGTAGCAGGGACGTGTACGGCGGTTATTATTTGAAAAGCACCGCCCGAGTCCTGCGGCATGAAAGTCGTTAAGGTCTACGGCGCACTTCGTAAAAAGCTGGGGCAATGCCGCTTCCAGTTTGAGGCCGACACCCCAGCGCAGGCGCTGAAGGCACTTTGCGTCAACTTCCCCGGCCTTGAAAAGTGGTTATTGGATAGCGAAAATGACGGAATTAGCTATCGCGTAACCATCGGAAAAGAAAAACTTACAGAACACAATGCAGGCTTAATTGTCGGTCCGTGGAGTGAACGTGAAGTATTCAGCATTACTCCTGTATTGACTGGCGCAGGACAAGGCGCGGGACAAATTTTTGCGGGCATCGGTCTTGTTGCGTTGGCTATCATTGCCGGTCCCGCTGCGGGTGGCTTTTTAGGGCTTGGCCTCGGATTGGGTGGCGCTACAGGCGCTGGTGCCGCCGTGAGTCTTGGCTTGGTGGGAGGTGTCGCCGCTTCTGCTATTGGTGGATTGGGTGTGGCCTTGGTTCTTGGCGGCATTGCTCAAGCTCTATCACCCGCACCAGTTCAATCCACATCCACTATTGAACGGGGGCGTGATGCTGCAAAATTTGAGTCCTTCACTTTCTCGGGCATCGTCAACACCGAAAAACAAGGTTTACCAGTGCCAATTGTTTATGGCCGGTGCTTCACCGGATCGTCTGTAATCTCTGTTGGTATTGACGTCGATCAACTGATATGACACGAATTATTGGCTCTGGTGGTGGCGGTGGTGGCGGTTGCTTCCTAGGGCATACGCTCGTCGCGGTTCCCAGCGGCCAACGCCGCATTGATGAACTACAGCCAGACGATCTGGTTCTGAGCTTTGACCACACCGGCGAAGTCCACGAAGCCAAGATCCTCAAGGTTCACGAACACGAAGGCGAGCGCGTCATTCGTTACACGCTCTGGGGCGGACAGCATCTTGATGCCACCCCGAACCACTGGGTTCTAAACCAGTTCAATGCCTTCGTCGAAATTGACACGCTTGGCACTGACGACTGCCTCGTTGATGCCAACGGTCACCTCCGCCCCATCGTCGGTAAAACCGAATTCTGCACTGGCACGGTTTACAACCTGACGGTCGAAGGTCACCACACTTTTATTGCCAATGGTGTTCGCGTCCACAATGCCGGTCTCGGTCTTGGCATCGCTGGTGCTGGTGGAGGTGGAGGTGGAGGTGGCGGCAAAGGTGCTGGCGGTGGTGCTGCACAACGAACCCCAACAGAGGCAGACGATTCGCTCCAGTCGGTCCAATACGCCAATGTGCTGGACCTTCTTGGTGAAGGCGAAATCCAAGGCATTGAAAACAGCACCAAGGGCATTTATCTCGATAGCACGCCAATCGTTGATGCCAACGACAGCCCTAACTTCACGGGCTACACCGTTGTTACCCGCAATGGCACGCAGGATCAGGCGGTTATACCGGACATCATTGGCACTGAAAGTGAGAACATCGTCAACGTTGAAATCACCAAAGATTTTCCTGTAACTCGTTCGATTGCCAACAACAACATTGACCGAATCCGCGTCACCATTGTTGTCCCAAACCTTCAACAGTTTCAGACCAACGGCGACATCCTTGCGACCAGCGTCTCGCTAGAGATCAAAGTTCAATACAACGGCGGCGGCTT